ACGTTATTGTTCGAGCTGTGCCATTATCTTTTATAGTAACTATTAGCCTTTGTCTATCTACAAATGTACCGCTTAAAGATACGCTTGTTATATTGGTTGCTAAGGCTGTTATATTATATTGGTCTACATCATAATATATGCTAGGAGTTGCCGAGCTTGTTATATTGGTTACTTTTAAAGTTACTGCAGTTTGTAATTGACTCCAATCAATATTTCTATGTGTACCACTTGAAGCATCGAAAATTAATAACTTATCCCCATTTGCTGGTGAGGCTTCGGCCGTAGTACCTGTAATATTAAGATTTATCGTTACCCTATCTGTTGCACTTACTGTACTAGTTAAACCACTACCAACTGAAACCAATAACACATCACCATTACTTATTGATTGTGTGTTTGTTCCGTCACTAAGTGTAAAACCTGTAAAGAAATTACTAACACTCGTAGAACCATTTTGTCTGTTAAGAGTTAAAGTTCCATTTGAATAGGTCCCACCTGTAACATACACATCTAAAGGTAATCCTAAATAAGTTGTTGCCGATAAAGAACCGTTAACGATTACATCACCATTAATTGTTCCGCCTGAAATTGTAGAGAGTCTGTCCCAACCGATTTGTCTAACCTCAATAGTATTAGTACCACCAGTATTAGCGATAGATGAGTATAAGAAACCATCTTGTGTGTTAACCGCTAATTCACCAACCAACAAATCTGATGTTGTTGGCATCTTTCCTGAAACGTTAGAGCGCTTCAGTTTAAATATATTCTGTCTAGTAATACCTGTCATATTTATGACTATTTAAAATACCTATTTAGGTTTTATGTAAAAATGAGTATATACTCACTATATAAATAGTTACTTTATCTTAAAAGTGCTTTAGATTTATGGTGGTTAGTATGAATAAAAATGGAAAAAAATTTACACAAATACGAATACAGTAAAAACACCCCTAGACCTGTAATTTGGTTGACAGGGTTATCAGGATCAGGAAAATCTACAATTGCGGCAGCATTGGAAAAATTCCTATTAGAACATGCACATAGTGTTAAACCATTGGATGGTGATAATATTAGAATGGGGTTAAATAAAGACCTTGGGTTTTCTAGTGAAGATCGAAAAGAAAACATTAGAAGAATTGCTGAAGTGGCTAAACTATTTTCAGATACAGGTATGATTACAGTTACATCATTTATTTCCCCCTTTGAGGAGGATAGAAATATTGCAAATAGTATTATAGGTGAAGATAATTTCATCCAAGTGTATGTGAAGACACCACTTGAGGTTTGTGAAAGAAGAGACCCAAAGGGTTTGTATAAAAAAGCTAGAAAGGGTGAGATAAAAAATTTTACAGGTATTGATTCACCTTATGAAGAACCTAAAAACCCACATATAGTTTTGGATACCACAGTTTTAACTGTCGAACAATGTGTACAAACTATAGTAAATTATATGATATATCCTCACTCACATAAAAGGGTAATTGGTTGGTTATATGATAGCAGTAAAAATCTACATAAACCAATAGACAAAGGTTGGGGTTATACGAATTACGGTAATCCTAATGTGAAAAATAATGGTAAACAAAAAGCCGTCTTTATTGGTAGATATCAACCATACCACTATGGTCATATTAGGTTGATTGAACAAAAATTAAATAAAGGTATTCCTGTTTTAATTATGGTTAGGGATATAGCACCAGAAGATAAAAACCCCTTCACAACAGAACAAACTGTCGACATGATTAGGAAATATCATATGTGGAAAGGTCATGATATTGAAGTTATGATTATCCCAGATATTGAAAGTGTGAACTATGGTAGGGGTGTTGGTTATGAAATTAACGAATACGAACCACCAAAAGACATTGAAAATATTTCCGCTACTTTTATTAGAGACTGTATATCGAAAGGTAGTGACGATTGGAGGGATGTTGTCGATACAGTATTACAAGAAGACATAGTGAAGTATTTGAATGAGTACAGTAAGTCGAAAAAGGCACTTAGCTAAAACAATAACTTGGAGAATTGTCGGAACCATAGATACAATGGTTTTGGGTTGGATTATCACTGGAAACCCAATGACAGGGGTAAAAATAGGTGGTGTTGAAGTTCTAACAAAAATGGTTTTATACTATTTCCATGAAAGAGCTTGGTATCGTAGTAAATTCGGAATTAATGATAATAAAAAACCCTCAGAATAACTGAGGGTTTTTTTATTTAGTAAGTACCACCATCTAATAGTTTTAAATAATCTTCTTTATACATCCATTTCGATTTTTTATATCCTTTATCCATAAAAAAACCGAGTAGATTTGACTACTCGGCTTATAAATATACTGTAACCCTTAAAAGTTAATAAATTCCACGGACAACGTCAGTATTGCCCCCCATCGAGTATGTCGAATTCAGCTAGAACCCTGACACCATTTGGTGCTCCATTGTTTAAGTTATTATTCCTAATAACAATATCATTCAATTGAGTTAACCAACCTCTATTAGTATAACCAACTGAACCCGTGTATTCAACCACACTTGGTACGTTACCCGGATCGATACCTGTTAAAGTATCCATACGAGCTATGGTGAAGTAGGTATCACCTGAAGTTACACCTGATAATATACCAGCACCATTCTGTATTCTAATACCTGAAGCTACTGAAGTAAGAGATGTATCACTTGTTGGGTTGTAGTTTAATGTGATTTGTGGGTCTTCAACATAAAGTTCATTAGTTGCCACAGTAGTACCTGTACCGAATACGATGAAATTACCGTGTACAATCAAATCACCAATACCTGATGTTGAATGTGAACCACCCGAACCGATAGTTACACCGCCTTGACCAAAAGTTGCAGGTCCGTCAGATATTCCATTATTAACAACTAAATTACCACTTGTTGTACCTAATGTTAATACATTTGTAGAATCATTGTATGCAAATTCACCTGTAGAATCTGTTTTTAATTTACCATCAGAACCCACGTAAACAACTTGACCGGCTGTTAAATTAGATACTGTTAATCCAGATAATGTATTAATATAAGCAACTAAATCAGGTTGTCCTTGATTTTGTGATATCGTTAAAGCGTTGTTAGTTGCGTTATATGTAAAACCTGTTACGTAGGTATCATTACTTAATAAACCTGTTACATTAAATGTTGTTGAGTCATTCTTAGTGAAAGTAATAGTACCCGCATTGTAAGTACCACCTGTAACATAAGTGTCAGTATAAGGTAATGAATATGTACCATCAGGTATATCTTGATTATATTTTAAACCTATACTAGCACTGTTAGTGTTGTTAGTAGAGGATGTGTTTGTACCACCCGTTACATAGGTATCATTAACATCAATAGCTGATAAATCTACAGTATATTGTACAGCATCGTTTCTAGTTAAAGTTATTAACTTAGTTGAGTTACTGTAAGTACCACCTGTTGTAAAGGTATTTTCAGCCGTTATGGTACGTGGAATACCGTCACTATTTTTATAAGTTAAACCTATTGTGACAGATTTACTATTACTTGTAGCTGGCACAGAAACAGTACCACCCGTTACGTATGTATCATTAGATTCGGTATATGCAGTTAACGTACCGTAATTAACAATTTCATTTGATGCGGTAGCGGTACTATTATAATAGGAAGGTCCGTTTAATGTGGTTGTACCTGTTACAGTTAAATTACCATTGACAGTTGTTGTACCGTATAATGTTAAATTATTAAATGAATTAATAGTTACAGGGACAGAAGGTTTACCATTGTTTAATGTTAATGTTAAAGTATTCGGTGACCATGTAGCTCCAGTTACGTAACTATCAATACCAGCAATATTAGAAATATCATCAAGTACGAAACCTGTGGATGTACCACGTAAAAATTTATCAACTAAACCAGCACCAGTGACACCACTATAAGCGGTTATTTGGTTTCTAATTTTTAAGTTGTAAAGGTTAGAACCAACTTCAAAGTAGGTAGCATTTAAACCACTTTGAGTGAAGTTACCACCTGTTGTACCTGAAAAGAATACAATACCATTATATAAGTTAACCAAAGGTTCACCCATTTGTACACCACTTGTAGGTAATGCACCATTATTGGTTTGGTTACTCTTCAGTTTATATATCGCCCTTCTTGTTGCCATGTTTTATTTTTTTATATAAATATTTACTTTTTTATTAATAAGATCCACCATTTAAGATATCATCTTGAATTATTGAATTTTCTGCTGTTATTTCTCTAGTATTACCACTTAAATCTTGGCCTAAGTTTAAAATAGGGGTATAAATGATACCTGTAGATTCCCATACTGTAGATGTACCACTAACTGTATTAATGTCCCTAAATCTTCTTATAGAGGAGCCAAAGTTTATTAAGTTATCGGTAGTTGGTACGATATCCGTTGGATGAATCGTAATTGCATTGTTTATTGTAACTCCCGTATCACAGGCAATAATATTTTCGGTGTAAATAGTTGCACCAATACTACAGTTAATGATATCACCATTAACAACTAAATTCCCATCGATTGTACCACCAGTAAAATTATTGTCAGTACTTTCTACGATAAAAATTTTGGTTATGTCGCTATTTCCACAAAAATTACTACTACTCATTATAATGGTACTGTTCCTCTTAATATTATTTCAGATAGTTGAGTTGAATCAGTTCTAACTATACTTATACTTAACATGTCATTTTCATTTAAAGAAAATGGTAAAGAAACAATATTACCGTTAACTCTTATTGTTACGGCTGTGATATTACTAATATCTAAAGAAACAAAGTTTGCAACTGTATCAGATTGAAACGATAAACTCGTTGGTGAACCTGGTAAAAATTGTACAATACAGTTAATTGTTTTATCATGTTCAGTTTCATCTTTAATAAACTTAGCAACAGCCTTAGGTCTTTTGGATTCAACTTCATAAGACATAATAGCTCTTTCTACTGCCGGTTTAACCTCAAACTCATCCTCATTTAAAATATATGCCGACATTCTAAGTTCGTATGTTTGTACATAATATCTTTTACCTTCAATATCATCTATTGTAGACTCGTCCCCAATATTCTCTAAATATATAGGAAAGAAGTGTCCTTTAATATTCACATAAGCTTGTGCTGAAGCAAAAGTTGTTAATATTTTTTCGTTTAACTTATTAAGTTCGTTCATCTTGAATGTGAAAAACCTAATATTATAAGTCATATCCACACCAACAGGTTGTGGTATCATATGAACGTCAGCCCCCTTCTTATTACCATCCCAAACAGGCATTGTCATATAA